AGCTGGTTTGCTAACTAGATACAGACCTTCGGGTCGTATATCTAGCAGACAGCAACCCTATCAGGGCACACTAGAGGATGGATCCTGTGGATCACATAGCTCTTCGAGCTCCGCATTGCGGTATCCAATAGTGTCAGGTTCATCATCGTATGCTACGGTGGTGACCTCAGTTAACTCTTCCTCCCTTTTAGGGAAACCCTCATAGAGGGGGTCATAGGCCGGACGAGTTAGCTTTCCAACCTTTGTCCATCGGATCTTAAGGTTGGGTAATCCAATCGTCAATTCCTCTAAGAGGTTGACGTTTCGGATTTTACCGCGGATAGGAGTTTGTAACTTCTCTCCGCAGTAATAGAAACGGACCGGTTCTTTGAACCGTAGTCCTTTCTTTACGGTTTCCTCATCAATGATGGGGTGACCGGTAAAGACGATATCCCAAAGTTTGGCATATCTTCTTTTAAAGGCCTCTGTGTTAAACGCAGAGACCTTCGCTTCTTTTGAGAGAATCTCTTTAAAGAGGAGCGGACGTAGGATAGCTTCTTTGATGCTATCCTCCGAAAGCCAGTCGAATTTCTTTAAGATCTTAAACTGGCTTCCAGCAGCATAATCTGAAAGATTGTACTGCTGAACGAGTTCCTGGAGACTCTTAGAGTCGCCCAGGCCCTCGATGGCGGTCGGAATTAGTAATTCCTTAGCCAAGGCTATGTCTGTTTCTAACATTTCATAGCCTCTATAGCTCACATTAGAGGTGAAACCTTTAAACAGAGCTAATTCATCCTTTTTGACAGAGTCAGAAAAGATGTCCGCTAGCAACTTCTTAGAAGGTGCTGGTAGGTGACTGGCTAGATCAGGAATATCTTGATCTACCCAGAGACCTACTCCTCCGAGAGACTCGGGGAGTAGTAAATGCCAGTAAACACCAGAGGTGTTTTCCGGCATTAACGGTCCCATTCTTAAAAAGAACCGGTCCCGTACCATCCGGATCCACTTTCGTCGAAAGAGATCCGGGTTAAGCCAACGCATGGTTTTACCAAGCGACTTGGCTTTACCAACGGCTGTGTTACGGTCGTTGTATTTCTCGTTACTCTTAGAGCAAGGAGAAAGAAGTCGCACCTTTATGGAATCCACGAAGGGTGACTTGATGTATTCCGCGGTACTATCGTTGATAGTCTTCGGAGTCCAGGTTAGTTCAAAGATGTTTTCAACATCAATGAGCTTTTCGCAATATCTGACTGCAAGTCTTGATATTGCGTGTTTCGATTTCGAGATCATCGATCCGGATCGAATATGTGCACGGGTTATACCTTTAAGGTAGTCCTTCGGACCGATCGCAATGTGATCGTCCCCGGCCACAGAAAAAGTCCTCCAAGGAACTTGGAGAGGTCTTTCAAAATCGTAATGGAAATATTTTCGCATTGCGATTTCCTCACAGCTCAAATTGAGTAACGTGAGGATAGTCTTCGCGAGTGGTTCACCCATGAAGACTCCTCTTATCGCTACAAAAGATTTGTAAGGCAAGATGCACAGTCGATTCTTCCGAAGAAGGTCGACTGCGATATCGAGTAGGAATCCGGTATAACCGATTCCATCGATAAATCCTCTCCAGAGTTGCACAGCAACTTCTCGGGGGATTGCATCAGTAGCATTTTCCAAATCGCTACTGAGGCAAGCGAAGTCCTTTTGATAAAAGGGCCTAGCTTTACAGATTCGGTATAGGTAATGCCATGCCTGATCTGTACGCATCAGCCCGCCTTCGGCCGACGGATGCGAAGCCAGGAACGCACGTGTCACGTGTGCCTGGCTTTGTTGTAACACATATAACCAATATGGTCCTGTAGTTACAATACGTGCCTTACCTCCTGGTTCAGGAATTGTAAGGACACGAAGTAGTATCTCAGATACTCCTGTTGTGTCATCCTTCATCGAAAGATAGGCACAAGAAAGGATTTGAAGGCCTATGGCTTCATCAAATCCTTGACGGAATGGACAGAATCCACCGATGGTGTCTGGACATTCCGCTCCGAAGTCTACGTTAGGAAATTCCTCGTAGGTTTCGCGTCTACACCAAGTCCTCCAACGGGGGACTCCTTTACATTCTCTTAGAGAAATAAAGGGTAGACTAACCTCACCATCTTCCTTCGGAACATGTGTGAGGATTGGGTGTATGGAATCTAAGATCTCCTGCGCCCTTCCTCCTTCTTCTACTGAGTAGAATAAGGAGCCCGCTCCGGCCAATGAAATATGGGCGGAGCGTATTGGTCCGGGTCCCGCTTTGCGGCATCTCCGGCCAATTATCCTGGCTGCCTCATAGAGGTCATACAGGATTTCACCGTCCGCTTTATAAGGGGCGGTGGTCGTAGCTTCAAACTTTTCCAAAGCTTGAAGCTGCGTTTTCAAGTCTCCAGTTGGTAACTGTCGGCTTGAAATAAGATGAGCAAGCGCTTGTAGCGTTTGCTTATCTTTGAAACCATCCCCACTGCGTTGCAGATTGAGGATGGGTTCTAGCACGAAAAAGAAGTTATACTTCTGTTTTTCGGGCTGCTCAAGTACTTCGCTTTGCGTGTACTTGATAAAGATGTAGTTGACAAAGTCTTTCCACATCTTAATCACCTGAGGGACGTTAAACGTCCCTACGGTGAAAATCTTGCGAACTAAAAGTTTCAAGATTTTATAATACCGATCTTCGATGAAGAAATCGGTATTATAAAGTAGAAGAGAATCGACGATTCCTTCCACTAATTGCTCGATTTTCCGAATTTCGGACACTCTTCGAGTGGATAAAATCAGAGCAATTTTCGGCTTCAGATATAATTCACCTAAAAGGCGTTTCTGGAGTCGATCCCGCCCGTCTGGTTTAAAACTAGACGTGCGGTAACGCAAACATCCTTTCAGGATACTTGCGTTTCGGGAACGGAAGATATAATCACCGTTCTCGAAAAGGCGAGGGATATAGATTCTATAACCCTTGTCTTGCAAACCAGCCGGGGCCCGAAGGAATCCGGTTTTGGTTTGATTTGACATAGGGG